ATCATGTTTACCTTCTAGACATTCCATGAATAAATTGAATTTCGTTTCAATCCTTAGTTTTTCGCCTTTATATTTAGGTACAGGAATACATTGAGTTGAAATTAATGAAGCAACGAATGATTAGTAGACTCAAGACGGCCGAAATCGAATCGGTATTGGCACCTTGTGGTATTCCTGCACCTAAATATAAAGGCGAAAAACTAAGGATTGAAACGAAATTCAATTTATTCATGGAATGTCTAGAAGGTAAACATGATGAATTCTTGGGATTAATAATTAACCGCCCCAAAAAGGATGAGTAAAATTTGCACATGCCCCAATCAAACAGGACTCAATGTATATTGAACTACCAGACATGCCAGAATCATTAAGTCAAGAAGAAAGGAGTGATTTATTTGAAGCGTGGCTGGATAGATGTATTGAGGGTTTGGATAGATGGTGTTCCACGGGTGGCAAAGTAGACTCAAGTACTAAAAATCAACACGTTACAAAATGACACTAGTATCACCAATTAAGCCCAAAAAACCTGTATCAAATCGACCTAATCGTGAGGATTTAGGAATTGATTTAGGGACATCATTAAAAGTTCAAAGTACATCAGAAGCCCTTTTAAACATAGCACTGAGTATAATAGGAATAACATCAGTGCTATGTTTCATTACGGCGTTTATAGTGGGTGTAATCGGATTAATTGGATGTTATGGCTAAGAAAAAGAAAGAAACAGCAGGACAACCCGAAATCTATACTGAAGAGTTAGGAAGTAAAGTATGTACAGCAATTGCAACCAGCGAAAAGGGGCTTGAACATATTTGCAAAAAAGAAGGTATGCCGTCTACATCTACTGTTTATAATTGGCTAAATGATGGTGAAAACAAAGATTTCTTGGACAAGTATACGCGCGCAAGGCAAATGCAAGCTGATCTGATGGCCGAACAAGTCATTGAAATTGCCGACAATCCAGAAGAGGGCGAAGTGGTTAAAATCGATGCAAAAGGTAAGACGTCTATTGAGCGCGGTGACATGCTCGGACATCGAAAACTAAAGATTTATGCAAGGCAATGGGCAGCTGCTAAACTATGGCCCAACAAATACAGCGAACGAATTCAAAAGGATGTAACCATACATCAAGACCAGCCATTATTTGACGACATTCCGTAAATGTTTCAGCGAACCACTTCTATTAACAAGATTGGCGCTCTTACTAAAAGAATAAGGGCCATCAAAGGCGGCTCAAGTGCGGGGAAAACAATTGCAATCGAGGCCATATTAATGAATAAGGCCATCAAAACGCCTAACCTTAGAATCAGTATCATATCTCAAAGTGTACCTCATTTAAAACTTGGAGCCTTAAGGGATTTCAAGCAGATAATGAAAGATACTAAGCGATGGAATCGGGACAACTGGCATGATACCGATAAGATTTACACATTCAATAATGGTTCGTTTATAGAATTCTTTTCCGTAGATGACGAAACCAAAGTACGTGGCCCTAGGCGGGATATTCTGTACGTAAACGAGGCTAATAGTATACCATTTGAAGTTTATCGACAAGCATCTAAACGAACCAATGAGTTAGTATACCTCGACTGGAACCCAACACACGCATTCTGGTTCGACAAAGAGATAAAAGGAGGCAAGAACGTTGACTTTATTACACTCACTTACTTAGATAACGAAGCAGCACCACAAGCGGCCATTGATGATATACTTGAGGCTAAAGAGAAAGGATTCTTTAATCCAGACTTGGAGCCGCCCGAGCTATTTAAGGAGGAAAATATTAAGAATTCTTATTGGGCTAACGATTATCGAGTTTATGGATTAGGGTTAACCGGCAAACTTCAAGGGACGGTATTTGAATATATCGAAGGGGAATTTGATACGAGTTTACCATATTGCTTTGGTTTGGATTTTGGCTTTAATCCTGATCCGTGCGGACTTGTTAAAGTTGCTGTTGACCATGGACACAAAAGAATTTTCTTGGAGGAAAAAGCCTACCTAACCGATTTGGGTACTGAAGCAATTGAGCGCATGTTATGGAATCGAAACCCTGATAATAAAATCATAATTGCAGATAGCGCCAGTAAATTAACTATCTACGACCTAGCAGGATTGGGATTAAATATTCAGGCGGCAACTAAAGGGGCGGGAAGTATTGAGGCCGACATTAAATTAATGCAGAACTACGAAATTATTGTTTGCGGTGAATCTCCAAACCTTAGAATGGAATTCAACAATTACACATGGAATGATAAAAAAAGCGGTATTCCCATAGATGCATACAATCACCTCATCGACCCGTCAAGATATGCGTTTAGGTATCTTATTTCTCCAACGCCAGGCATTTAAAATTATTATTTATCTTTGGTGTCATGGGATTTTTATACAACCTCGGCAACGTTTTTAAAATAGGTTTCAACGACATCAAGCAAACCACTAATGAAATATACGGAGCCGCACGAAAATACATTGTAAATCAACACAATCGAGAAGTCCCATTTGAGCAGGGTTACGCGAAGTCTTCAGATATTTATTCCATCGTTAGAAAGATTGCATCCAATGCAAAAACGATTCCCTGGATACTCAAAAAGCAAACAGGTGATAAAGTTGAGATAGTTACTAAAGGTGATTTGTACGACTTAATTCAACATCCTAATCCTCAACAAATGAGGCAGGAATATACAGAGCAAGGAATAAATAATATTCTTTTAGCTGGTGAAGCATTTATGCATACCCCTGAAGATATCGGATTAATGCCAGATGAAACGCACTTACTCCACCCTCAGTTAATAGATATTAAGCCAATGTTAGACGGGCGTATTATTGTTCCTAAGCAATATGTTTATAGAATTGGCGGCAAGGAATTTAAATCTGACCCAGATAAAATAACACATCTTAAATATTGCAATCCTACTGAGTTTGGGATTACTCACTTGCACGGATTATCACCATTAACAGCGGGTTTTCTTTCAATGATTGCGGTTAACAATAATCAAACTGCTAATGCTTCACTGTTAGAAAATCAGGCTGTAGCTGGTATAGTTTCAAATGAGTCGGAAAGGTTTTTAACAGCCGAGGAGCAAGCAGAACAACAAGGTATTTGGGATAATTTTATTGGAGGCGCTACCAAATTTGGCAGATGGATTCAATCAAGATCAAAACTTAAGTTCCACAAATTAGGATTAGATCCAACGCAGCTTAAAATTATCGAGAGCAAGCAAATGATATTTATTGATCTATGTAATGTTTGGGACGTTGACCCCAATCTATTTGGGAGTATCAAAGGTTCTACATTCACCAACATCAAGACGGCCAATGTATCTTTGTGGACTGGTCCAATACCCGCCGTTTTAGAATTGTTTCTTGGAGGGTTTGAGCGTGAAATTGTCAGCAAGTTTAACAAGAAAGAATTCCCAACTGGAGCATCTAAGTATTTTATTGAATTGGATTTTTCAGGGGTAATCGAACTGCAGGAAGACGACAAGAAGAAAGCCGAAAAGGGTAAGATAAACAGTCAATCTATGCGCGAAATATTAACCGATGACATCACCAAGGGCCAAAAGATAATCGTACTAATGAAAGCCTTGAAGATGACAGAAGAGGAGGCCAAAGAATTGGTTAACGCTACAGATAATTAGAATTAATTACATTTGTATATGAAAACGAAAGTAAATAAAGAGGCACTTGAAGAGTCCAAGAAAGTTAAAACCAAGGCCATTAAATCAAATGAAATCGTAAAGAAATGAGAATTGAGATACCTGAATTTTCTAGCAAAATACAATTGTTTGACTTCTTGTATGAGAACAAATCTCTGCATCTAAAAGCCAAGAAGAGCGAGAAAAAAGAAGCTGACGGAATTAACGTATGTCTCGCTGACTATCAAAACAAGCACAGTTTAATTGAGGTAAAAGGAGAGATGCTAAAAGCGTCAGACCTTTTAAATGAAGAGGAATTACTTGTTAAAAGCATAATTAATACAACCAACTTTTTAGATTCCCATGACGATGTGCATATTGATGGGATATGGAAGAAAGCACTTAAAGATCGATCAAAACGCTTATTAATTCAAGAGCATGTAATATCTTTTAAAAACCTGATTAGCGATTCCGTTAAAGGGTTTGCCAACTTTTACACATGGCAGCAACTCGGCTATAAGTTTGACGGAAGCACGCAAGCTCTAGAATACCACAGCATAGTTAGTAAGCTTGAAAACGAATACATGCACGGCAGATATGCGAAGCAACAAGTAAAGAACCATAGTGTAGGAATGCAGTACGTTAAGTTATTCTTAGCCGTGAATAATGATACGACAGAGTATAAAGACGAATTTGAAACTTTCCATAAATACATTGATCGAATTGTGAACAAGGATAAAGCAATGAGTCAAGGATTTTTCTGGGCTGTTAAAGAAGCGATTGACCACGAAGGATCAGCCGTTGTAAAAGGAAGTAATATTTTGACCCCAACCACGTCGGTTGAGCCAAAAAGTGAGCCGCCTGAAAGCACTCACAAAACAGAGCCGTCTAGCGACACTCAAAAAATGAACAATATTAAATTTATAACATTAAATAATTAAGATTATGGAAATAAAATGGATAAACGCTGACGGGTTTTTCGTTAAACTGAAAGCTGATGAAGTTGCAAAACTTGAAGTTGAAGAGATTGCAAAATATCAAGATGCACTTTCTGCCGACATATTGAAAAGAGATGAAGCAACTGCAAAACAGATTGTTGAGTTGCAGGAAAAAGCAGAAAAGGACGGCGAAGACAAAGAGGCAATTAATGAAGAAATTGCTGCTCTAAAGGTTAAACTTGACGGGATCAAGGTTGAAGATATTCAAGAGATGATGAAAACCTTAAGACTTCACGCCAAGGAATTAGGTAAGCAAAAGGACGCTGGAAAACTTAACGGCTCATCCTTTCAATCTGCTTTAAAAGCTGCTTTTGATGGCAAAATTACCGAGTTAAAAGGATTCAACGACAACAAAGGGAGTGTTGAAATTGTTGTTAAAGCAACTCAGACTTATGGAGATATAAACGACGGTGAAGATTTTGCACAAAGAAAGCCTGGAATACTCGATGAGCCTGTTAGAATGCCAAAGATTAGAGAATTGTTTACTTCTTTGCCTTTGAGTACTGAATTCTTAGAGTATGCAGAACAAAGCTCGGTTGTTAGAGATGCTCAAAACGTAGCTAAATGTGCACCAGTAACCTCGACTACAAAAGAAGAAATCACAATAAACACCATCACAACAAAAGTGATCAAGGATAAAATTGATTTCTGTAGATTGTTTGTAGCTGATTACCCATTTATGAGAACAAGAATAGACAGATTAATTAATCAATCATTGTCTTTAAAAATTGATTCTCAATACTTACTAGGTGATGGTACAGGACTCAACGTTGCGGGTATAGATTCTTACTCTTCTGAATTCAATGCAGCAAATGCCGCTTGTGATATTTCTACATCTATACAGGCTGCTAACTATGTTGATTTGGTTCTAGGAATGGAAACCCAAATAATTGAGCTTGGGAAACAAAACGCATACGTACCAAATGTTGTGCTTGTTAACAAGTGTGATTGGTTCATATTTGTTCAGTCTAGAAAAGACCTAAATAATAACTATTTAGATGAGCGCGTTACAATGGTTGGCGGTGTTCCTCAAGTTGGCGGAATGTCTGTTATATGGACTCCAATTGTGCCTCAAAATGAGTTGTACGTTATGGATTCAACGAAAGGAGAATCAATAGACCGTCAAGAAATCATCCTTGAGGTTGCCTTTGAGAACGGTACGAACTGGGAAAGTAACATTGCTTCATTACAGGGATATACAAGATTAAATCTATTAGTGGAAAATAACAACGCTAATGCATTTATGAAATGTACAGATGTTGCAACTGCCATCACGGCAATTACAGAAGTGTAACAATATCAACTTAACAAAAAGCCCATCTATTACGGATGGGCTTTTTTTATTAACTTAGCACGAACATTAAAAAATTAACAATGAAGTATATTAAATTTACAAAGGACCATCCTGCAGGAATCAAAAAAGGTAGAGTTTTAGGAGTAACAGCCGCTGAACAAGAGAAGTTTATAAAAGCTAAATTCGCTGAAAAGTCAGACGAAAAAGCCTTTCTGAAATTCAAAGAGGATCACATAAGCACAGGAGGCGGCGCGGGAATTGATTTTGCCAAAAGATCAAAAGAGGCAAGGTTAGCCGTAAACGGAAAGCCTACAGGCAAAGCAAACAATCAAGCGCCTAGAGTTCAAACAGAAGATGAGGCAGCGGAAGAAGCTAAAGAGCTAGCCGAAGCATAATAAGTTAACGCCCTTCGGGGCTTTACTTCTACCATGGGTCAAATTGTAGTTATCAAAGATTTTGCAGCAGGTGATATTAAAATATCTACCTCAAGCCCTACGTCTGTAGATTTACAAACCTGTATTGATGTTATCGAAGAGGAAGTTTTACAGGAGTTATTCGGCTCTGAATTGTAT